TTCGCTTTCTTTGATGATACAAAAGTGCAGCATACCATTCCACTGCCAAAGAACAAAAAAGAAAATTTGTTGAATAGGTGTTTACTCCGTAAAATTCAAAAAACGTGTTTTAAAGAACAAAACAGGGTTTCATATGATTATTTTCTCTTGAAATTACTGGCAGTTGCGTGCGTTTTGTTGAAAATTAATATGTAAAACAGGGCGTTTTTTTTCTGAAAAAACTTTTCCCTCCTATGAGGCGTAAAACCAAAAGTACACTTTCATAAACGCATCAAAATACTGAAAATCAATCACTTATCTAAATACAAACGCATCGAAAAACTGCAATCGTTTTTAATTCCTCTTGAACCATACCGACAGAAAACAGCCAAAAACGGGCTGTTTTTTTAATTTATAGCCACAAAATGCCCCAAAAACGCATAATTCGAGCAAAAAGCCGGAAAGCGCAAACGGTGACGCAAAATGTACTTTTGGTTTATAGTTAAAATGTCACCGTTCATGTCACCATTTTAAACGGTGACGCAAAGTGTACTTTTGGTTAAAACTTTTTGTTTGAACGAAAGCGGAAATACCGTTCCTTTGTGAAACAAACCGTTTAATAAAAAAAGTACCGTATGGCTTATGTAAAAGTAGAATTATCGGCCTGTAAAGAGTATGCTATTTATCAGGTAGGGCCGGACGTACAAAGTTGTAATACTGCTCCCCGAAACGTACTTGTACTTTATCCCCGGCCTGCAACTCAAACGTTGCGTTCACCAACGACTGAAGCGTTTGAAGAAGTGTTAAGAAGCCTGCGGTCAATGCAGGTATATCCAGATTGTCCCGAGTGGCATTCGGGTACTTGCCAATGTAGTATTTGCCATATCGAACGGCTACAGCGTAAGACAGATCTGAACCCAAAATCGGCAACTGACTCTCTGTAATAATTGCATTCACTAAATGGCTCAAAAGTTCAGGATCAATGCGATCTGCGAACGGAGGATCAGGTATGATATGACCTGCTATTAATGTGCCTGTGCCATCCTTTAGGTTTAGAAACTTCTCTCCAATCCCCGTCAAAATCCAGGCAGGGTTTACTGAGTATCTTTTTAAAAGGTTCTCAACGTGGTTCAACGTCACGTTTCCTTTCCCTTTTTCAGCAAGAATGTGCTGATACCCATGTGGTGAAATGCCCATCACTTCCGCGAATTCGGTCTTATTCAGGCCCAATTCAGCCCTAATTTCTTCCAGTCTTTGATTTTTACTAACCATTTTATGGTATTTTAGCCGCAAGTTGAAGAATTTCTTCAAAATAATTTGCAATTGAAGAAATTCTTCAAATACATTTGTCCCAACAAAGCACAAATTTAGAATCGTTGCGGAATAAATGTAATACAAACATGGCACAAACAACCGAAAAAGAAAAAGACAATTCCGGCCTCGCCTTGAAGATTTACCGGGGCCTGCGCAGGCACCACGGCGCCATTGCGACGCTGGCTGAGCGCCGATCCTGTACACCCGAATGGTGCAGGGTGGTATTGCAAGGAAAAGGCAATGATGTGGAACTGCTGGAAGAGGCCGCAAAACTGTGGGACGAACTGGAAACCAAACTGCAAAAGCGGGTGGAACAGATCAACCAGACAGCAGAAAAAGCCGAACGGCGCATGGTAAACAATCTTCAAATCGCCTGACCTATGAACTACAAACAGCAATGTGCTGCCGAACAGGCACGGATTGAGTACCAGATCGAAATATTGAAACTCAGAGAGAAACTGTATGATTATTCGATCTTCATCGGGATTGATGAAAGGATGGCTGAACGGATAGCAAACGGCACTCTCTTCGACTGCAATTCCGACTATAGAGCGAGCGGGCGTGGGCTTTCTGCTGGAGAGTGCGATGAAATCAATTTCTACTACGCACAAATCGAGCACCTTTTAAACGAGATCAAAGCCACCCGCTAAACATGAACATTCTCCCGTCAGACATAACGACACGCGCCGAACGGAATGGACGGCTGGCAGTTTGGGTTTCCGAACGCCTGCTGGTGTCAGTTTGCGACGGACTGACCAACACATACCTGAGACAAAAGGCACGGTATGAATACTTGAAAACCGTACCGGCCAACCGCCGCCACCAGGACATTATGCCGGACACGGAAGCCGCCTGGAGGTTTGGGAAATTTGGTGGGCAGTTTTTCTACGACCTGGATCGCATACCCGACAAAGCGCCGGCAGCCGGTACTCAGAGCAAACTGGAATTATTATGAGCGATTTCATTTTCAACGAACACGGGGTTTGCACTAACCCGGTTGTGATTCATCAAATAGCCCACAAAGAATATAATGGAGAGGTAGTTGTGTTCAAGGCTCCGGAAGGTATGTGGGGTCAGGCCATTCAAATAAGGGTTCGATTTGGAAACGGCGCCTACCGTAGCACTCCGCCATGCATTCGATCTGCTAAATACAAAACCATGTCGGAAGCCCGGAAAGCGGGCATGGAAGAGTATTCCGAAGATTTGAAACGGATGCTCAAAGAGGCGAAGGAGTGGAATATGCGGGTCGAGGCTGGCGACAATATGGGCGGTGAGGAAAACCGACAGTTAAGTCTTTTTTGATAACTCCAAGCCTGACGAAGCGCCCGCACTTAGCGGGCGTTTTTGTTTGGCGACAGTTATCGGCAGTAACTATGATCTACGTACACCTTTTTGCCATCTGCATTGATGTAATAACAACCTCCACGAGGGCCGGTGTAGTACGTATGTGATGAATACCGCCTACCTGTTTTTGGATTCGAACGCCCTTTCTTGGTCGACTTGGAAACACTCTTTTGGGGTGTTGGTTTGGCGGCCGACTCATTGAAATACTGAGCAGGGGCAGCCGCCTGCTTTTTTGCCTTCTTTTTTTTGGTTGGTGTTGGCTCTTTAAAAACGGTATCATGAACTACAATGGTATCGTCTTTTCGAACAAACTCCTTTCTTGGAATGGGCTTATTTGGTGAAACCGAATTTTGTAGACATGCCGATCCAAAAAGTATCGAGCCGATCACGCCAAGAAACTTATGCGTGGACTCCAGCCTGAACCCGGCGCCCTTTTCAATCATCTCAAGAGCGGGCGGTATCGTAATGATTGCGCCAATTGCAAAAATCAGGAATGCAGCAACGCTGCCTAATGTGATACTAAAAAGGGCTGAAAGCGCTAAAATAATACCTGCTACGTACTTAATAAAGGTTTTCATAAATCTGCTGTTTTATATCAACCAATTTACAAAGCCCTCTAAATCAACCGTTAGATTGTTTTAAACATTAACTAAAAGTGTTTTACAGGCAGAATTTTCACACAATAAGTTGCTGCTGTAAAAAAAACGATGAGCCGCCCGACAACACGCCGGGCGGCTCATTTTATATCTGATAGTTAGCCGTAAACACCTCTACTTTCCCCTTCAACTTCCCCGATCTGGCGTTCACTGAAATCGACATATCAAACCGCTTCTGTGTCCACCCGTGCGCCTTCACTGCTTGCTTCAGCACATCGCTGTCGTAACTGCTCAGCAGAAATCGACCTTGTATTTTGGAGAGGGTATCGAGCAGCATCACAAAGTCTTCCTGCGAGTATCCGTCGTAGTGCCCGCAGTCGCTATTGAAGTATGGCGGGTCGCAGTAAAAGAAACTGCTGTCAGCGTCGCGGCTCCGGATGATGTATAGGGCATCAGCACACTCGAGGTTCACCCTCTGTAACCGGATGGCGTATTCCAGGGTAAAGGCTTCCCGCTTGTTGGCAATCACTTTACTGGTGCGGCCCTGTTTTTTGTCGTACCCGAAGGTTCCATCGAGCATGGCCGAAAAACTTTGAGCGGCCAGCACCCATACAGCCCAGGCGCGTTTCACCTCGCTGAACATATCCGGGTTGTTGTAGATAACCGATGCCTGCCGGTGCAGGTCGCGGCTGTGCAGGGATATGTGTACCATCTTCTCCAACGACACGAAATCGTCTTTAACCACCCTGTAAAAGTTGATTAACTCCCTGTTTGTATCGTTGAGCACTTCAATGTCTGAAGGCTCTTTTGCCCAGAACACCGCGCCGCCACCAACGAACGGCTCACAGTAAAGGGTGTGGGCTGGAATGATGGAAATGATCTGCTTACAAAGTTTTTGTTTCCCGCCGTAGTAAGCAAACGGCGGCCGGGATAGTATGCTTGTGTCCTTCATGCTGCAAGTATGAAGGAGTTCGGTTTTACTTGCAAATTGTTTTACTAACGCCTGTTGGTAAAACAAATCAGGCTATTGTTTAAAACAAAAACATAGAATGTGAAAAAAGTAATTAAAACTACCGCCTTTCCAGTTGGTTGTCCTTTGTGTTTTCCGCAAAAAGACCTACGTTTGTAATGGATTGTGGCAAAAGAAAAAAGAGCGGCACCCGGACTAGGTTTAAACCGCTCTTGAATGGAATGTTTAGATTCCGACCACCGAAGATTGACGAGTCAAGGATTCGTCAACTCTTCACTGACGTGGCATTGCTGATTTCGATTATCACTGGTCTTATCAGCATGAGCCATTGTTAGTTTCGCCTGGCCCCCGTCTTGCTTCAACAAGCGGGGGCATTTTTATTTTCAAAATGCGAACCACTGAATGGCGTTACAAATATAACGTCATTTTCGTAAAAATCGAAACATTTGCAATTTTTCCAACATTTGCTGTTTTTGCAACATTTGTAAAAATTGTCACTACACACCATTGGTATTAATGTCCGGGTGCACACAAAAGTCGGGCCCTGTCGGATTCGGCCACGGCACATACTGCGGATCGCCAGCGCTGGCCGGTTCGGGGTATGACGACACTTCGTATCGCTGCCTGTATACGCGCAAATCTGCACGGCGGTCGAGTGTGAATCCTTTGTATCGCAGCGCTGTGAATGTAGTGCCAGAGAGGCCGCTCAGCGCCTGGCGCACCAACTCCACCGTATCCATGTGCGTAAGGGCCTCGTCGCGGTAGGTTTGCTGTGCTGCGCTGTGGGTTCGTTCACGTAGCCGGAAGGCAATGGCAATTTCCACCACCATCGTCTCTTCATCGTTTTCGGCGCCCACTACGGAGGCGGTAGAGCCGGTGAACGAAAGCAGCGCGCAGGGAAACGATACGGGAGGGTTGGGCAGGTCGAGTTGCCCGAGGTCGAAATCCGTGAATTTGATGGCCGTCACATTGCTGGCCACCCGCGCCTGAAAGGCTGTGAAAATCTCTTTCATTGTTCGTTAAAGGCTGTTTAAAAACTGATCCATCAGGCGCCGGGCTTTGTCCTCGATGCGCTTTTTCAGGTATTCCGATTCGCCAACAAACTGGCGACGTGGCATGTCGAATCCTGTGCCGCGCCCGGATCGGCCACCCTCATTATGAACGCGCATGTACTCCAGCGGAAACGAGAACACCACGGAATTGCCCTGTACACGTCCTTTCAATGCGTGGCCCTTCAGTGTGCCGGTTTGCACCAGGAGCGCCCGCTGTGCCGGATTCTTGTCGGCCTTTTTACGGGCCGGCCATTTAGCCAGGGCCACATCGGTAAAACCTTCGTCCCGGAAGTTCTTGGCGTGGAAGTTTTCGGCCTCCACAGCGATCACGTCGTTCAGGATGCGGCTTTCCAGTCGGGGCAGGCTGGCTTTCAGTTTTTGGAAAAAATCACTTGCGCTCATGTTCTGAAGTTGAAATTATGGGCCTCTGGTTCCTTTGTCGTCGATGGCAGCCAGCCCGATCCTTACGATGGCATCGGCCTCCTGTACTTCGTGGAAGTGCAGGTAATACTGCTGCTCAAAGACTTTCAGCAGGTATCGATACCAACCATCGGCTCCGTCCTGGAACGCCAGGTCTTGGCCGCTCAGCCGGTTGATGACGTACAACAGTTCGTTGCGGCTCGATGCATCCGCATGCGGCCCGGCCGTTATGGCCTGCACCTCGGCGGTGGTGATGGTGGACGGCTGGGGCAGTTCGGGCAGTTGCAGGCTGAACGACGGTACCAGATCATCCACGGCCCATAGGCGCACCTGGTCGCGTGTCACATCGGCGTGAAATTCTTTCGCCTGGTTCTGGATGGCTTCGCGGTCGAGCGTCGACACATTATAATAAGGATGGTCTTCGCCGAACAGTTTTCCGGTTTTGCCTACGTTGCCCCGGAAACCTTTGGGCGGGTCGAAGTCGACCCCTTCGCCGGTGCTGGAGGCTTCTTCGCCGGTCTGCACTACTTTGCACCTGCATCCCCATCCGTTGGGCGGGTAGTACACATCCCAGAACGGATCGTTG